ATTGCCGAACCAATTTTATTGCGACGATTCTTGAGATAATCATCAGTCTTGTCTACTTTACCATCATTATTAATATCAGAATCTTCTTGACCAACAGGGTCTAATCCCTTACCTGCAGCAACTCTTGCGGTCTGAGAACCTTTCTTCTTCTCACCCTCATAGGGTTCGCCATATTCAGTCATTTCAACCGATTCAATATTTGGATTTGCACGAAGTTGATTAATTTTTTCACGAGTTGCATATCTCACATAAGACTTTCCAGTATTCTTATCAGTAACTCTTACCTTATATTTTCTGTGCTCAGCAGTTTCTAATTCTTCAAGGTAAGTTAAAGAAATTGGTTCTTGTTCCTTTCCCTCAACAAAAACCTTAAAAAGTACTTTTGCAATAGAATCCGATGCGGCACTCTTAAATAATGGATTAAAATCTTCTGCCTTCATAGTACCACCTTCTTTACCGAAAAGTTTTGCCTTCACAATAGTTCTTTCTTGTTGACCCATACTACTATTTTGCATATATTGAGAATATGCTTGACGAAGTGGAATATCTTCTCTTCTTGCCCTGTAACGAATATCATATACTGCCTGCTTTGCCTTTTGCTCAGGAGACTTTCTACTATCTTCCTTTTTGTCTTTACCGGCGGGAGCAACACCAGAACCAGCAGCGGCAGGAGCGTGTTTTCTCGCTGGTAATTCTTCGGCAATATGATTTTTCATAAGAAGATTTTACTACTTTACTTTTTTCTATACTTATTTATAAAGTCCTTGATATTAGATATTTTATAACCACGATATAATTTTGCACCGTATTGCAGATTTGCCTCATCTCCTTGCGGTGTCATATCCGCAACATACTTATAATATCCGGAAGTTCCTACCAGAGTGTTTGGTTTTCCTGGTTCTCTCATTTTTCTATCCATTTGAACTTCGGTATATTTCCTCGTCTCCATTACATCCTTAATCCAAGACTTAAACATCATACCAGATTCGGTTACACAAATTAGATAGTTGGTTCCACGACGTAAGATTCTACCAACAAGACCGGTGTTTAGATTCTCCACCAACTGCCCAATTTGAAATATTTTTTCACAAATATAATTCTCACGAAGAGTCTGGTAATCAAACTTAGGAGCAATTTCCCAGAGATTCCAACTTTCATTAATACCCATTGATGCTCTTACAGAATCAAATAATTCTTGTGCCGATTTACGCTTCATCTCCGGAGGAAGACCCTCTCTAAACTTACGAAAATCTCCTTCGGCAGCGGCAAGTCTCATTCTAGATGCGGACATACCTTCCACACCTTTAGCATCGGGGTCCCTATCACCAGAAGAAACTACTTCAATATTATCAAAAGCATATAATTGACCGTTGTAATTATTGGATAGTTTCTCAAACTCTTTAACTCTATCAGAACCACCTACAATTCTAACATTCGTATATCCATCGTTATGTGCCTTCTTAAGAACATCAAAAATAGTCTTATTTGCAGCATCATTCACAATTCTTTCGCTATGAGCAGGAAACATCTGCCTCATATATGAAATCTTTGTATCAGGGTCAAGTGGATTCTTTTTCTTATCCTGACTTCTGGACGGATAGATTAAATAGTCTCCACCGTCCGCTTGTGATGCGGCGGCGGCAGTATCCATCAATTGCTGATGCCCGATTGTGGGTGGATTGAAACGACCAAAAGCAACCGTAAGAGTTCCTTTTGTCTTAGGAATCGGTGGTGGAGTTGCTACTGGTTGCTGGGGTTCCTGTGCTACTGGTTGCTGTTCTGGTGCAGGTTCTTGCTGCTGTTGTTGAGGTGGTTGTTGGGCATTTGGGTCATTATAACTTGGGGAAGGAACATCCTTTTCGTGTGGAGTTTGAACCGGGTCTTTTCCTACTCTCTGACGCTTATTATAAAATTTAAGTTTCCCACCTTCGGTCTTAGCAACAAACTCTCCAGTTGCTCTATCATACCATCCACCGTGCCCGTCACCCTGCAACCCAAGACGCTGAGCTTGATCTGCCGCTGCAGATGCTTCTGATATAAATTGGAGGAAACTTTTCATTACTTACTTAATTTTTTCTTACAAATATTCGCCATTATTGCTGTCTTATTTGCAATAATATAGTTTAAACCATTTTTTCTAATCTTAATATATTTATTCTTTAACAAATCTGATTTATTTGATTTGATTTCCTTATCAAGTGTGAAATAGAAATACTTGATAAAATCATTAAAGACATCACTCTGATTTGATTTTTTTGTGATAAAAATATCAAGAATATTATTCAGAAATAATTGGAAATCTTTCATATTAAAAACATTCCTGGTTGCGCTTCAAGATAATTTCTTGGATAAAATCTATATAATTTTCCCATAGAAGCACTTGAACTTGCTACTTCCATCTTATATCTAATTTGAATGATTAAATTACTATTGCCCGAAAGTCTAGTTCCATCCGGTTTTGAAAGATAAATCTCTATTTTGGGGTCTCCGGATGCATTCATCCTAGCATTATATCTACTGTTTGCAAGTATATCTCTAAACTCTCTATTAGCAACCCTAGTCTTTACTTGACCAGTACTTGTAAACTTGACCAATTCAGTATTTACATTTCTAGATAATCCAAAAATAATGTAATCTGCAAATTTAACTTTAGTATCCGTAGATTCTGCAGTATCCAACCCTTCATTTAATTTTTCAGTAGCATAAGCATAGACAAGTCTTGCTGCCTTCTTTAATTGTTCTCCTCCACCAGTAGACTTTGCTGATTCTCTTGATGGATATTTTTTAGTATATACTTCAATATCAAAAAAATTGTCAATAAATTGCTGATATTTATTCTCTATTGGTGAAACATCTAATCCCATTTCACCAAAAATACTTAAAAATTTATCAAATCCCTGCCCAGATACTTGGTGAAATTGCTCCCCTCCAGAAACCTTTAATGAGTAATTAATATTTCTAAATCTTTTATCTGGATTGGTAGGAGAATTAACTTCTATTTTAACATCAGCTTTAGTACCTTTTTGGTCTTCTGTTCCTGCAGCAGATATCCGAATATTATCTTCTCTTTCATTAATAGATAATCCTCTTGCCTGAGCATTCAATCTACTGTGAGAATTGACGAATGATACTGCACCTGCTCTTAAATCAGAAACTTTATTCCAATTTGATCTAACCAACAAAAAATCTTGAGCTTTTTTGGGAACTGATACGGTTACTGAAACAGTGTCAATTACGGCACTACCAACATCATTAACTTGCTTTACATACCCCCTTTTCATCATCTCAGTCAAAATATTATCAACATCGGATGTATTTACAGTTGGTAATGTTTTTGAAGTTTTTAATTTTGCTCTTTTTACAAATCTAGCAGCAACTGCAGCAGCAAAAAATACTTCAAACAAATCACCTCTATTTGCTGGGATAGATTCTGCCATAAGACTTTTATTTTTATTTAGTGCCCGTGAGAAGATTCGAACTTCCACTGTATGGATTCTAAATCCACTCTCTCTACCGTTGGAGTACACGGGCATAAACCCCGAAGGGTCATATAATCATTCTACAATAGCACCAATCTTTTCATCAAGGTCCTTAATTACGGAACGAATATCACTAATACGAGGAGGAACAGAAACCTCATCATAAGTATAACCTTTTTGATTCTCAAAAAGAATTTGACGAACTGCAACAGCAGTGCGAACATCCATTTTTATAGATACGGATTTAGTCATCAGATGTCCCCCTCTTCACGATTTTCACTATAGTATACGTCAAAAAATCCGTCTGGATAACGCTTCATCAGTTTATCAATATTAGTTTGAACGACTTCATCAAAAGAAACATCCAGAGCAATACACGCCTGTGCAACATACCACAGAGTATCTCCAAGTTCTTTAATTAGATGAGTACGAGTTTCATCATTCCAAGATTTTCCTTGGAAGACCATTTTCTTGACTATCTCCATAAACTCACCACCTTCAGCATTAATGCCAACAGCAGCAGTTAGAAGACGTTCAATATTTGCACCTTTCTCATCCAACTCAACCATACGGTCAGAGAGAGCAAGAAAATCTTTGGATGCATCAGAGGTTACGGCATCTACAAAGTTTTGATATTTGTCAAAATCAACTCGTTGCGTCATGAAAATTTAAATCCCTCAAATGATTTTTTTGGTTTATTATCTTCGTAATTATACTCCTCTTCTTGTCCAGAGTCAAGTATGTCTTTCTGCGCTGTTTGTTCGCAATCATATAATCTCATCTTTGCTCTATCAATACCAACAATAAAACGCTTGTAGATAGTTGGATCATTATAGCGATTTTTTAGTTGTTTTACCATAATCTGTCCCAACTGCTCCAACTCTTCAGTGCTAATAAGGGCAAACATAAGATCAGCAGTAGCAGGAAGACCGAAAGATTCGGAAGTATCAGTCAATTCAACGTCAGATGATCCAAAACCGCTTCTTGTCGTTTGTGTCGCACTTACGACGGGAACATTAAACTCGACGGCAAGACCCCTAAGTTCTTCAGCAATTGCTTTGATATAGGAATATGAATTGACAGAAAGGTTTGACTTATACCTACTGGAAGCACATATATTAAGGTAATCAATGAAAATAATATCAGGTCTAAATGATTTCTTAAGTGCCAACTCATTAAGAAGTGACTTAAAGTGTCCACCATGAGCAGAAGCAGTAGGATATTCTTTAATTATAAGAGTTCCTTGAGTCTTTTTGGCAAGGTTAGTAACCTTATTTTCAAAGGTAGAACGAGGAAGTTCTGATAATTGTTGAATAGGAACGTTCAATAAGTTTGCGTCAATTCGTTCAGCAATTTTCTCTTCTGCCATTTCAAGCGTAATGTACAGAACATTCCGTCCCTGGAGCAAGACGGAGCTAGCAACATGGCACATGAATAGAGACTTCCCGACGCCCGTACCAGCAAGAGCGATATTAAGAGTTTTGTTAGGGATCCCACCTTTCGTGATTTTGTTAAAATATTCAAGATCAAATTCAATTTTATCCTCCTTTCTATGATAATACTCATATCTCTCTTCATAGTTATTTAAGTAATCATGACCAATATTATTATCAAAAGAAACTGCTAGCGCATCCGAAAGAATGCTTGGAATAGCATCACGATTCTTCTTTTCATCTTTTCCATCGGCAATATGAATTGATTCCATAAGTGCCAAATAAATGGCACGATCACGACACCACTTTTCAGTAGTATCAACTAACCAAGACATCTCAATAGGAACATCATCAAGATTACTGATTAGATGAACAATTTCCTGAAAAGAAGTGTCATTGATATCTTTACGTTTTTCTACTTCAATGCAGAGAACTTCTTTTGTTGCTAGTTGATTATATTCTTGAACAAAGGAAAGTATTTCT